ACTTCCCAGCGTACACAGCGCGATTCGCCCTGCATCATCATCCAGGCGCTTAAACGGTTTTGTAGGTAAGAGAATTTCACAGCAAAGATTACTCTGGTAAATGGTGTGATACTCAGGATCAAACGGTCCTTGGTTCATCACATTGTCAATGAACACTAGATATATACGGCCAGTGTCTGTTCGCTCCTTAAGTATGCCTGATTTGAAGACTTCTTCCGCAGACATAGTTTTCTTCCGGAGGTCAGATCTAGCTTCATATTTGACATACAGATCTTCAAAAAGTGCAGTGTCCCGGTAGAATGCCTCGTAAAGTTCCGGTACCTGGTTAGGGTCAAAGAACGTGATGTTTTCCCGCTGTTTAAATCTACGCCAGAAAAAAGCAGAAAGCACCACCCCATAGTCCATGTGTCGGACACGGGTTTCTTCGGTTCCTTGATTGTTCTTGAGCACAATAAGATCATCGAATTGAAGATGCCAGATGGGATAAAAAACAGTGGCACTTGCATTTCGAATACCTCCTTGTGAGCATGAGCGCAGATCACCAAACCACTTCTTGAGGAATGGGATCATACCTGTGTGCATGATTTCGCCGCCACGTATGGGCGAGCCTAACGGACGCAATCGTCCAATTTCTAAACCAATGCCAGCTCGCTTGCTGGCATACTTGGCCATCATTTCTCCTGAAGCGAATATACTATCAAGATCGTCATCACTGCGAATGAGAACGCAACTTGAAAATTGCTTAGTAGGAGTGCCCAGCCCAGCCAACACAGGAGTAGCCAAAGTAAAAAGACCATCACTGGCCGCGTTATAGTATTCTTTGATATAACGCATGCGAGCCGTGTTAGGCTCTTCTTTGTGGAAAACAGTGGCCGCTGCCACCATGTAACGAACCTGTGGAGTTTCATATGTTTTCCCTGTGGAACGATTTTTTACAAGATATTTTTCAATCAACTGCTCAATGGCAGCGTAACTATACTGTTCATCCTTGGCATGATCAATCATGCCTTGCATGCGGTTCCAGTCGTCCTCACTATACCACTCCAGCAGTTCAGGAGTATACAGGCCTGTTGCCACATTCTTCTTCACAATCTCATACAAGTGCGGAGGATCGTAGGAGCCGTATACATCTTTGCGAAGCATACTAAGACGTTGCTTGCCTGCCACATACTGATAGTTGGTGTGCCCAACATCAGGATTTTGCTCCACATCAATGAGATCCACTATTGCTCGCAGGGTAATGCCGTCAATTTCTTTGGTAGTGATGCCATCGTAAAAGTGTAGCTGTGTGCGTATCTCAATCATGCTCTGGCTTACATCTGCTATGCCTGCGCATACTTTGGCAATCTGGGTTTGCCATTTTTCTAATGCTAATGGCTCGCGCTGTCCACTGCGCTTGACAACTGTTATATTTTTCATTTTTCGCTACTTTATTTGTGTTTTTATTTGATCTTGCCCGACACTGTGCTGGACACTAAACGGTGCTAGGTTGATATTTAACACCTGTTGCCGATCCCAATTCAGTATATATTTCTTTTGACTGACTAGGACTAAATTGTCGCTTCCAGTGTCTACTAATTCAGCATCCTGTATATCAGGATGATCTATCATTGCTATAGTATACAGTATTCCCAGCCCGCGAGCAAGCGAGCAGAACAGATTGTCATCTAATAATTGCCAGGGATCTGGCCAAGTTGCTCGATCGTCCCAGTGCAAATGATAAGCACGCCAAGGTGTATCAAACCACCAGGCGTTTATTGAATGTAGGCATTGGTCAACCGGTAAGGGAGCAACTGCCGAACGCAGTTGAGACCAACTGGTCAATCTGGCATCAAAGGTGCGAGGCCACATTAGGCTAGATAGGTGACCGAATAGTTTAAAATACCAGTAGTGGCATTGGTTGTGACGTATTTCCAAGACACAATACTGCTACTTTCTGCAACAGAGAATGTTACACCTGGAGAAGAATTTTGCACTCCAGTATCACTACCTTGAAGATTGGTACCCGATGCATCTGTGCCTCTCACAATGGTATAAACACCAGTTCTAACAGTGGTACCACGAACTATGGTATAATCGATTTGCACAGCAGCAACCACAGTGGCATCAAATGTCAATATCTGCGCAGGTGTACTGACATTGTTTACCAATGTAAAGTTAATACCTGACTCGCGTTTGTATGTACCTTGTTGCAGGCGATATCCATTTTCCATGGCAATACTAGCAGTATTGTTCAATTTAATTCGGGGATAAAGACTGCCTGCTTGCGCAGTGGTTCTTTCGAACATGTCACCCAAGCACACGTTGTTGGCTGTGTCAATGTCAATGATTGCAGTAGAAGGTATACCAGTGCCATTGAAATGGTTGCCCACATCATAAAACACATTGTTGGTTGTGGTGTTCAAGCTCACACCATCAATTACAACACCTTCCACATAGATGTTGTCAAATGTGTTGGTGATCAACCTTACACCAGTTGGGCCACCGTTAACAGGAGTAGCACCACCTAAATAGGCACCCTGATACAATGTATCAAATTTACAATTAGAAATTGTAACACCTTCAATTTGTTGATCAGTATTGGTACCGTATGTGAACCCACTAAAACTGCAATTTTCAAAGTTCACATGATTGGTAACCAACGACGTTGTGCTGGACCACCGCACCGCTGCAATATCGTCAACTGCCGAAGTTAATGTAGCAGTGGTCAACGGACCTTGAATGGTCACGTTAGTAAATGCGCAATCATGGGCACGGTCCATCAACACCCCATCTATGAGTTGGTCAGTGACCATACGCATGTTAGAAACTAGAATATTTTGTGGCTCAAACGGACTTACAATATTAATTCCAGTTTTTTGTCCGTCACTACTGGCTGTTTGCATTATGTAATTCGGCAATCCACTAGCTACGCCAGTAGAGATATTGCCCCAGTAATATTGACCATCAATGGTATCGGTTAAAAGTGTTCCTATAGGCACTGCAAAGTTTGATCTGTAATAAAGACCGCCGGACTTTACCAATACTCCAGCCGCCCAGGGCACTGTGCTGGTCCACGCAGTCACAGTGAAATTTAAAATACTACTCTCAGGACCTTCGCCGTATAACATGGCATAAGGAGGCACCAGAATGGTGTCGGTAATCACGTAATTGCCAGCAGGGAAAAACAAACTTCTGCGAATTTGTGGATTTGATTGAACACAGTACAATTGATAGAGGGCTCGATTTATAGCCGCTGTGTCATCTGTAACACCATTACCATTGGCACCAAAATCAGTAACCACGCAATAGCTATCCAGTCTACTTTGCAAACTTTGACTGACAGGAGATCCTGCTGTGGGCCCAGTTTGTACACTGTATCCAGTGGCAGCAAACCCTGTATAGGTGTAGGCAGTTTGAGTGGCCAGGATATCTGAATATTCTGTAAGAATTTCTACGTTATTACGTTCGTCGGGGGAACCTTCGGCTAGCGTACCAGGCCCAATATACAATTGGCGTGTGTCTACTGCCCAGCCAAGTTCAGCAGGTGCTAGAGGTTGCGGAAGATCTTCTTCGAGACCTTTGCGGTTGGTTATTCTTGAGATTTGTACAATTGCCACAGTGTGATTCCTTGAGGTATCACATATTTAGCATGTAGAACTGCTCAACCTTTTTCCACCATAGAGTGCGATATCGTTCAAATTCTGCACCTTCCAGCACAAACTCCTGGTATTGTGGCTGGCCTACAATGTTGTGTTGCTCATCCAAGTCTGGTTTTACGCACATCAAAATTACACCTTTTTTGATGCTTGTGCCATGCAGTTCGTTATGGGCTTCTGCGTATGCACACAGTTGAACAAAGTAATCGTCGATCCATTCGCGTTTTTTGGGCTTGTTGGTTTGCTTGTAATCCAGGATAGATTCTTCATTTAAATGAATACCTGCTCCATCAGTTGTACCTGCATATACACCAGGGAAATATAGTGGAACTTCAATACCCCAAAATTCACTAACATTTTTTAACCCTTTGTTGACCACTTCTTCTGCCATGACATGACTGGGCCAGCTGAACGGGTTTGATCCTCGGGCAGGTATAGCGCCTTCTCGAATGTACTTTTCAAGATAAGTATGCATTCTGGTGCCGCGGTTGGCAGCTTCGGTAGTTATCTGTTGTGCTCGCTCTGCTCCTACTGCTCGTCGCCAATTGTGCAAGGCAGCCCGGCTTTCTTCACTTTTGGTTCGGTCTAGGATTGTAGTTACTGAAGGCAAGTTTTTACCGTCTGGTGTGGCGTAGAATCTTTTGCCGTCTATTGTAACTCTGGGTATGGGCTGATAATCAAATTTTGGGTTATACAAATTAAACTCTAAAACTTTCTCCGCAACCACAGCGGTCGCGTTCATTGGGGTTGATAAATTCAAAGCCCTCATTAAGGCCTTGACGCACATAGTCTACTGTGATGCCTTTGAGATACACTTCATTTTTCTTGTCAACTAGCACCACAAAGTCTGCTTGAGCATAGTTGATGTCGGAGTCTGAAGGCTTGTATTCTTGTACATATTCTAACACATACGCCAAGCCAGAGCAACCGGTAGTTTTCACCCCAAGGCGAATGCCAGCATAGTTTTTGGCTTGCAGAAGTCTTTTTACTTTGGTATAGGCACGATCAGTGAATGAAATCATATAGAGCTTGCGCAATAATTCTATGTCCAGCAATCGAAGGGTGTTTGGCCACACTATCTATAACATATTCATTTTGTGGCAACTCAATAAAGTCATTTGTATCTTTATACCCAAGCAATTGAGCACAAGTTTTTGGATGAAATTTTGATCGATCAATTCCTGGAAAATCAAGATCAACATTATCCCACCCAACTATGTAATAGTCATTGATTTTGTAATGCCTACATATTTGTTGCATGCTCATGATATTCTTTGCACACTCAAAATTTAAATACAGCAAAGATTGAAAATATGCAGTGTAAATTTTTCCAAGTGTTGTATCAACAGCACTATGCAGATCAATCACAGTGTTATCGTCACGAGATATCACACACGATCTAGCAGGAGTTGTTATAAAAAATATTGCAATATGGCTATCAAGATTTTGATAATTTTTGGTATAGTTTAGTAACTGCAATACTGTTCGTGAATTACTACTACCTTCTATGCCGCAATTTACAAATTGTGATGAACCAAGCAATACAGATAATTGACTGCCAAATGCATGTGGAGAAATTTCGTTAGGTGGCTGCCCTAATCCGGCACCTGTAACCCAGCTGTCACCAAACACTACCAATGGTGTGTTTTTAACTTTCAGTAGCATGCTTCTTACGATAATCCTCTACAGCCGCTTTGATGGCGTCTTCAGCAAGGATTGAACAATGGATTTTGACTGGTGGCAGTGCGAGTTCTTGAGCAATCTCTGAATTTTTAAGAGCTGCCGCTTGGTCAAGCGTGAGGCCTTTAACCCACTCGGTAACGAGAGAACTCGAGGCAATCGCACTGCCGCATCCGTAGGTTTTGAATCTTGCGTCTGTGATGATGCCATCTTGTACTTTGATTTGAAGTTTCATTACGTCGCCGCAGGCAGGTGCGCCCACCATGCCAGTGCCAATATCACTATCAGTCTTATCAAAAGATCCGACGTTCCTGGGATTCTCATAATGATCAATAACCTGCTGACTGTAAGCCATATAATTTTGTTTCCTCTATCCAACCAATCAAGCAGTCTGAACCATACTTGTCTTTAAACTTGTTTATGGCTTCAAACTGATTTTGTGCTGCCACTGTGGCAACATACTGTTTTATTATACCAATGTCATTGGTATATTTGATATAGGCTTTCCAGTGTTTCATTGGCATGTTCTAGTATACTGTATTTAATGCCTTGTGTCAACTAATTGTTGACTGGGTTACATTGGCCGTTTCATGGCCGATTTGGCCATTTTGTTTACCACTTGTTGACTTTGTTGCACTGACAGTTGTTCTGGACCAATATCAGCACCTTTGAATGTGACCATGCCAGAATTTGGATTTAAGGGTTCTAGCACACCACTTAGTGGAGGTTGACTTATGATGTCACCTAGATTTTGGCTAGTAATAGGAATGCCCAGACTTTGGGCTGCGGAAATAAACGCATTTTGGCTGATTTGTTTTTGAGCATTTGTGTCGTCTGCTCGGCCTGCAAGAAAGTTGACCAACCCTACCAGTTTGTTAGGGTCAGCTCCGGCGTTTGTGGATTCAACTTCGTCAATTCGCATTATCTCTTGGCGCGACCAAGTGCGGCAGGTGGAACAGGTGCTGGCTCTTCCGGTGGAGGTGCAATCTCGCCTCCGGCGGCTGCGGCGGCAGCATCTAAATCGTCCATGCCGGCAGCGGCCATATCAGCAGCAGGAGCAGGTGCGCCACCCATAGCAGCCATACCAGCGTCAGGTGGAGGTGTTGTACCAGTTACCACGCCAAGTGCTTGATCAAGTTGTTGCTTGGCACCTTGCAAGTTTTGCACCAGACCGGTGAGTGCGGCTGTGGCATCTGTATTGAATTGAGCAGCTTGGTCAATGCCCACTTGATTCTTGATTGAATCAACTAAGGCAGGCAGTTCTTTAAATTGCATTTCACTTGCATCTTCCAACATGGATTGCATTTTGTCAACCATGTCTTGTGCAGCCAACACCACTTGGGCTTGTTGCACTTCAGATTCTTTCAACATGCGGTAAGCATTACGCAGGCGGCTTTCAGCTTGCATGAGAGCAGCGCCAGCTACAAGTTTTTGTTCGTCTGGTGTGAGACTTTGACCTTTTGATGCTTTTGTCAACGCAGTAACAGTGGCTGGGTCTTTGTACTTTTGAATGTTCTTGGCCATTGTGCCAGCAGCTTGTGCAGCAGTAGGTGCGCCAGGGGCAGCCGGTGCGGCAGGGGCAGCAGGGGCAGCCGGCATCATGTCTTCTTTGATTCTAGCAGTCAATGCCTGTTCCACCATCAACAGCTTGAGGTAAGCTGGATTGCGTTCGCTCTGATGGAACGAAGGTTGACGACGAGTTTCGCCTAGTACGCCACGCACACGCTTCAACATCTGTTGAGCTTGTTGACCAGTAATTTGGTCAAACTTCATGCGTGAGCCAAAATAGCTTTCGAATACACGGGCTATTTGTTTAGTTGGCTTGGTTGCCGCTAGTTCTTGCAGTTTCATTTTGGAATCCCCTAAGTTGTATATATTTAGCCGAATTTAAACATTTTTCAAGTTCCTGATCTACCAAGGCATGTTGTTGAACCTTGGGTTGTAACTTGGTCAGCACCACTTCGCTGAATCCATTGTTTCGGCTTCTATCAGCCACTTGACGTCTACAGTAGATGTCTGCTGACAGAGTTTGTTTTTTGGTGTCTAAAGTTTTAATACTTTGTGCTAGGTTAAGCTGGTTGTGATTGTCGGCCACGCACCAGCTGATTGCTGTGCGTTTGTTACTAAACGTACCTGCTAAATTATCGCCTGGTGTGTATACATCAAAGGCTTGATCTGCTGGGCGCAAATGATACCTGCCAAATGCCACGTATCCGCCTGACTGATCACTCACAATCATAGTATGTAAATTGCGGCGAATTTCACGCTCAGCCCAGCGTTCTAATTTTTGTTCTTGGGTCATACTTTGATCAAATGTGCGGCCGCCCATCCCAATGCGCCCACAAGGGTAACAATTATACCCACACCCCAACTGATTATTCTATCGTTATTTTTGGCATTAGTGGCCTGCAACATGCCACGAAGTTCAGCTATTACGTTGAAAAGTGTGGTGATCTTTTCATCCATACTTTCCAGTTTGGTTTCTAGTAGGCGATAACGCTCGGCACATAGTTCTACGTGCGCTTCTAGACTTTTCTTTTCGATGTCAGTTGTATCAGCCATTATTTCTCCAAGTCATTTATTTATGGTTTCGAACCACAAGTTTTGATTGGGCCCAGTCACAGTCAAACTGGGATTGACACTATCAACTTCGTCCAATCCCACAACCATTGGTATGCCGTCACACTCGTTTAATAAACCATCAAGATTGTCAACGTCATTATTGGTAGAATACACTCCGGGTGTTTCTACACTGAACTCAAACTGCCAAACACCATCTTTGCATTTGGGTTCTTCAACGATAGTGGGCTGTGCTCGCAGACTGATCATTTGCATGATAGTTTCCCAGTTACGATGTTGATTTCTAGCACGATTCCAGTCATCAATGTCATTGATCAATCGGCCTGTACGGTCTGGGTACGGCACTTGACTTGAGCGAAAGTGACCAGTGATGCCAGTGCATGTGCAATCAAATAGGGTCCTGCATAATATATTCATTCTGCAGGTATTTAACGACAAAGAAAAACCCCGGAGTTTTTAATTCCGGGGTAAAAAGTTTACACTTTACTGTAAATTAAGAAGCAGCCAGTTTGAAACCAATGCTTGTGCAGCTATCCAACTGGAAACCTGTGTAGGTAATGTTGGCAGCAGCCAAGAAGATTGCTGTGCTGGTTGTGGTAGGTGGGTTAGCAGCAGAGTTGCCAAATGCACCTGTTGGGTATGTAGCAAAGCTGATAACGTTACCGCTGTCAACTTGATACATTGCCACTGTAGCAGTTTGTTGAATTGCTTGAATCACGTTAGCCACGTACTCTTGAACACCTTGCTCGGCGCCAAGGGCAGCGTTAGCAACCACGCGATAGAAGTCCAGCTTTGGACCTTGTGGTTGAACTGGTTGACCAGTGGTTGTAGAAGTAGCAGCGATAGGACCGTTGCGTGTGTCTAATGCGAATACTGGTTGAGCATCGCCGTTTACGGGAGCAAAATAAGCCATGATAAATTTCCTTAAAGTTAGTGGTCTCGGTGGACCTGCTTTTATTTAGTCTTTTGGCAAAAATTATGCTTGTTGAGGATTGTTTTGCTGTCTATTTCTTGCGGTAAAATCAAAGCGATTTACCGCTTTAGCATAGCCTGCAGGAGTGGCCATTACCCAGCCTTCGTGTCCAGGATCTTTCAAATCCAAGTTACGCAAGATATCCAGCTTCAAGTCATGCAACAGGATAAACAGGGTAAATGCAGCGGCCAGGCCTTCAGTATTTGATGCTGGGCTCTTTAGGTATTCCACAATGTTGGCAAATTTTCTTGGTGTGACTTTGGTTTGTAACCATTCTCCAAACCCTGCCAACAAGTTGTCAAAGTTACCTGATCCAATTCTATAGTTGATATAGTCCACACACAGTTTGGCCAAGTCTGTGATTTGCATGGCTCGCAGTTCAGCAGGATTAAACAGTGTATCAATGGCAGCACCTTTGCTACGGCGTATCTGCTTGATCTGCTTGATCAGTGCATCCTGCCCCCGGGCTTGTGCAGGATCTTGAGGCACAATGCCTTTGCCGTAAATGGGCTCAATCAGCAATAACCCAGGAACTTCATTAAAAGATACTCTGCTGAGTGGTTGCTTGGGCTCGCCTTGGTCTGCATACATGGTGTGCATGGCAATGCCTGTGGTGCTGTTGCGAATTCGTTGACCCAGTGCGCTCTTGGCAGGTATGCGATATTGCACTGTGTTGGGCTTGAACACAAGATTGCCAGCCTGTTCTTCCCAAGGATGTTGTGGATCGTACAACAAATCACCTTGGACATAGCCACGGAAGTTTGTGGGTGTAGCAGCTTCCAGCTGTGGCCAAAGATCAGCGTACAATTGAATCAACTCGCCACGTTCACCTTTTCGTGTGCTTTGAATCTGTGCCATCATTCGGGGTGAAGTAGCAAGTCCATCATAACCTTTGGCTTCAAAGCCAGATCCATCTGTG